AACATTTTCTGCATCATTCTCTCTGATAGGGCTTTACCCATTGCATCTGAAAGAATTTTTGTAAGGTTTTCTCCTATCTCTTTAAAAGCATCTTCTTCGCCACGAAGTGCTTTACCAAAAGCAGTGCCAAGTTCTGTTTCAAGTCCTTCATATAAAGCTTTTACAGTTTGGAACATTTCGTCATTTGCTTTTTCAATTTCTTTTAGTCTTATCATTTCCAAACTAATCAATAATTGAGCATTCTTTAACCTTCTATCTTCGTTCTTCTTGGTGACTTCATCTACATCAGTTCGTAATAATAAGAACCTGGACTGTTCTATATCAACTTGAAGTTTATTTATTTTTAGCAGTTGTTTTTCGTATGCTAACCGCTGTTTAGCTTCTCTCATACGACCTTTACCAATTACCTCTGATTTCATTAAAATTTCTAAACCTGTTTCTGCAATTTGAATTTCATATCTTCTTTGATTAATTTCTTCACTTACTAAAAGATTTTGTTCAAGTATTTGTAAATCAAGCAGTGCTTTTCTTACTTCGAATAAATCTTCACTTGCTTCAATAAGGTCTTCTAATGCTCTTTTCTGGTTATAATATTCTTTTGTAAGGTCTTGCATTGGAATTTTTGGAAGTTTTTGAACTAATTGATTTACTAATTTAATTTCATTTTTCTTGGATTCATTGTAAGCTTTTACAGCCATCGACCCATTTACATATGTAGTAGAAATTCTAACTAATTCAGCTCTTTCCTCTGCTGTTAATCTTTTATTCTTTTCTAGATTATCAGCGTATTTCTTCAATTCTGGATTAAATTCACTCATTTGGTCTATCAAACCTATCACAGCCTCTCTAGATTCTCTATAGGCTTTCGGGTCAATAGTTCTTTGTAATTCTAACTTCTCTAAGGCTCTTAATTTACCAGGTATATCTGCACTCTGAAAAGCGTTTCCTAATTGAGACATTTGTGCTGCTAAACCTCTTGAAGCTAGATTTCCTTGTTGAAAGGTGTCTATTATTCCAGCCATTTCTTCTTTCAGTCCATCAATTTGACCTGTAAGTCTTTCTGCTTCTTTCCTGTATTTTACTAAAGATTCAGGGTCTGGATTGAACATTTTCCAAACAGATACTAGAGATTGAACTGCAACGATAGCAATACCAATATAACCAACCCAACTTAAAGCCATCATCATTCCTTGTCCTATAACTTTCATAGTTCCGACAAATTTACCGTACTCTGCTTGCATCATTTGTAAGTGTAATTGGAATTTAAGTCTTTGT